AACAAATCAATTATGTTCGCAGACGAGTAAGCCCTTCTAACCGAAGCAGACGCTTTGCCAGTAGATCCGTAGTTAGACGCAAAACTATTAGCGTGCCCCTTGTAATCTTCTAACGTAACTAGCCTGTCCTGGCTTCTAAAGTAAAGAGGAGCATAGCGTTTAGCACTTTCAATTGTCTCAGCGTTCTTGCCTCCTGTGGCGATACTCGTGTTTTCTAAGGTACCTTGAATAGCAACAGAGTCTATGCTATTTCTTTTGTTAAGGGTAACGTCAATAGGTGTATTAATAAAGCTCTCAGCGACATTTCCACGAGTGCCTCCACCTACACGGTAGGTTATGGTGTAGCGATCCCCCACAGCCGGGGACTGACCAATACTATTATCACCGAAAAGGACAGAAGCTTTAAAGTTTTCATCAGTTGTAACTTGGAAGATCTTGTCTGTTCCTCCTGATGCGAAGTAAATATTATCCTCTTCCTTGTACACACCTTGGGTTGTTTGTGAGCCAGTGATAAACACTTGAGCACTCTTTTCAACGTAAGGAGATTGACCTAATTGAACTTCCTTTATGCTGTCGGCAGATTTGAATATTCCTTCTTCAACAACTAATGCACCTTCCTGTAATACTAGATTGGAGGCTGTTACAATAGACCCATTTGAAGTAACATCCACTAATAGATCGGTATCTAAACGATCCAAATCAACAGTTCCGTCATTATTAAGCTTGTAAAGAGTATAACTAACCGAGCCACCATCTTCGGTAGAGTTAATCGTGATAGCACGATCACCTTCGGCAATAGTCATCGACGACACGGTATCTGAAGATTCAGCCTCAATCTTAGCATTTGCAGCAGCGGAGATAGGACCCTTCATTCGAACGCCAACTAATTCGAGAATACGCTTGACACTGTCTCTACTTCTGGCAGTCTGAATAAAGTTTTCATTGGCTAAATAATCAGCTTTATTAGATTGTATGTGACCTACAGCAGCCATTAACTCAATCAGTAGAACACCAAAGTCTGAAGATTCAAAGTTGTTGTAGTCCAGAGGGTGGGTTGCCTTTACATAATTAATTAAGGCTTCTCTATACGAATCGAAATCAGAAGCAGCAAAGTCGATAAGCTTAGACTTATCATCTAACTCCGTTGGTAAGAACTTTAAGTAGTCCGACTGAACTGTCCCTGAAAATGCTGCCATTAAACTCTAACTCCAACTCTAAAGTATGGTATCTGTGCGTTGTCATAAGCACAGTACAAGAAAATTCGGAGACCCGTTTCTCCCGACTTAGTGACCTGTAACTTACCTATGGAAACTTTCTTTAGGTATTTACGAATACTGGTTGTAACTTCATCTTTTATTGCTAAAAAAGTCCCCTCATCTAACGGCTCAAATAAGAAGTTACTAACGTTGCAACCATAGTCTGGGCGCATAAACCGCTCACCCCTCTCAGTTCTGATAATATCTCTAAGGCCAGAGTTAACTAAGTTAGCATTTACAGCTTTCGAAAAGTAGCCTCTCTCAGGAGTTTTAGGAATAGGGTAGCGTAATCCAGCTAGCTCTGCATCCTTTGCGTCTACCGTTTGTGATACGGATCTAGGAGCTACCTTACCGTAAACCTTTACATCATCAGAGACTGTCATACTAATTTAACAAATTTAAAGAAGTTTTTATTTGCATTGTAGTTCTTCAACACTTGAGAACTAGACAATGGTCTAGAGTATAATTTTATACCTCCAACTTTACCTTGCAAAGCACTGGTCTTGCCCCCATAGGTTCCCCCTGTGAATCCTTCAGCGAGTCCGTCAGTATACCCACCTCCAATTATCCAGGGAGTAAAGAACTTATCTAAGGCAGGTCCAGCACCTGAGTATTCAAACGAACTGGACAAGGCCAAGGATGGGATCTTTGGAGTCATGAATTTACCTGTTCCAAATGTATCGTAGTAGTTCGAGGTAGCTAGCAGCTTAGAGTCGAGATAGACACTAATTTTATCATTAGTGGGATCGAAGGTAACTGCTAAGTGACAGAACGTCGAACCACAATCAGAGAAGGCGACATTGTTAGTGATGGAGCTAACAGGTATGGTTAACCCGTGCCATCTTGTGTTATCTTCCCCACATGGCTCCTTGTTTATAAAGCCTAAGCTAGAGGAGTCGTAAGACTGTGTAGGTGCGATTACGAAGACTGCTGAGTCAGCAGGGTTGTCTATCTCCGCATTACTGGCTGCTGCACTCGCAGTGAACCTACGGTCTCTGGTAAAGCCCATAACCATGCCCCTAACAACAGAAGTGCCCTCATCTAGGGTTAACACTTCCCTATCCGATTGGGGAGTCACACCGCTTGCAAGGCCGGTATTCTCATTAGCAAGAAGTAACCTGTAAAGTCCTTGAGATCCGTCTTGATTGTAGGAGGAGTTTGTAGTAAGTCCAGAAAGCTGAATCCAAGACTCAAAGGTTGCCCCTTGCTTAGAATAAAGAAGATCTTGTAGGGGGCTAACAGCCGGAAGTCTAATGTAGGAATTGCTACTGACACCCTCTAAGAAAGCAGTTCCTAATCCGTTCTTGAATAAAGACGATGCATCACCTACAATCTTAGCATTATAATTAACCCCATTCTCAGAGCTATTGAATAACCCAAAGTCCTCGCTCTTAGACGTACTTGTCTTTGCGGTAAGCACATTGTAGAGAGCAATAAGATTAGACTCGACTAATGTATCAACTAACGGAAGTAACGGAGCAGTAGATGAAGGAGCATCGTGGTCAATGATTGCACCTCTAGAAATTCCAGGTAGAAGAAGGTGATCCACCACGACAGGATCAACCTTTTCTATCTTCTGTGTGTATTTAACTTCTAAAGGAAGAACAACACCCTCTACATCATCTTGTGATATGACAAGTTCTCTCTGTTGGTCAATGTCCATTAAGAAGTTGGAACCTTCCATGTAAGAGAAATCGTTAATTGGTATTTCACCAGGAGCGTAGACTGGTCCCTTACCATATAAGACAGGAATCTTCACCGCGAGTTCAATCTGCTTCTTTCTCTTGTCAGCTTTTTCTGTGTAGTAGGATACCTCAGACAGGAGATTCTGCTTCATGTTATCAATAAGGATTTGAGCATCCCCATTGTTGGTCATTTGAGTAATTTCAGAAGAAACATCAAAGACTTTTCTATCCCTCTGACCTTCAATGCTTAATAGAATTCTGTCTTGATTGTAGAACTTCTGTAAGGCTTTTGATTCGTCAATCTTCTTAGGATCTAAAATATTGTTAAAGTAGTATCTAACATTCTCCGAGCTAAGTTCCTTCCCGCGACCCCCTATATTAGGATCAAAGTCGAGCTTCCAATGCTTTTCTCTTTCAATGGAGTCTCGTTTATTAGTTAACTCCATCAGAGCGGGCATGAGGCCCTCGGAGCTATCGTAGTACAAGCCATCCACAGAAAGCACGAACTCCCCGTTAATAGCCCTTGGAGGGCCAGCCTGGAGTCTGAAGACGCTCTCTGTGGGCTCTGGGTCAGCGTCCACAAGCTGGGGTTCTAAGCTGGGGTCAAGCTCTCTAGCAGCCAGGACCTCGTCAATAACCTGAATACACTTAAGAGCCTTTGCTTGATACTCTTGAGCATTCTCAAGCTGGCCTTGTGCAAAAGCGTTCTCTCCTTCTAAAGTTGCTTGATAAACTCCAGGGCTTGCAAGATCCCTTTGTGCCGCACCCTCCCCTCTAGAGCTACCTAAGAAAGCCTGTAAGTCTCCAAAACAATTCTGAATTTCTTTTATCTGATCTAAAGTTGCCAGATAATTAGCATATATTTGGGAGGCAGCATTTACGGCGGCATTAACATTCGCCATTAAAGAATTTATAGCTTGAATGAATTCAGATCCGAATAACTCAATACCCCACTTATTAATGTCACTAAAGAAACCAAACTGCCCATTACGGTCGGGGAAGATGGATATACCTAAGTTTATCTTGATCCATTTAGCTATTTTATTTATGACATACTGTGTCTTGTTTTCTGCCTCCTCCATCATAACCCTAACAGGAACTAATGCAGGAGTCGGTATGAGTTGTGCAATCAAAGGATTTTGCATCAAGTCAAACAAGCAATCAGGAACCCCGAAAGAAACTGCTAGATTTCGAGCAGTGGATAGAGGATCTCCACCACCAGGGGCAAGTCCTACAAAAGTATTACCGGAAGCGTCAGTAATCGAGCTTGTGGAACCTACGGCAGATTGCCT